CAAACTCTACAGTATCCTTGAGAGTTAATCAAGGTCGTAGTGGTAACAGTGGTTCAGGTAATCAATCTAACACAAGACAAACTAACAACAATATGTTTGGTGGAATGTTTGGTGGTAGAGGGGGTGACTTCTCGGGAGGTTTCTTTAGATCAATGCTTCCAGCAGTTGCATTAGCTGGTGGATTACCTAGTGCGGGTTTTGCTGTTAAAGAGACAGTACAAGCTGGTCGTGAACGTATTAAGATGTCTAACATTATGACAGCTTCTACAAAGGATGCTGAAGAATATGCTAAGGCAATGGCATATGTTAGATCAGAGTCTAATCGTCTAGGTCAAAGCACCACTGAAATGGGTTTAGGCTTTGCTAAAGTAATGCAATCTGTTCAAGGTAAACTATCACTAGAAAAGACACAGAAAATCTTTACAGGTTTTGGTGAGTTAATGACAGTGATGGGTAACAGTGCTGATGATCAAAAAGGCGTTTATCGTGCAATGACTCAAATGTTCTCTAAAGGGAAGATTGAGGCAGAAGAAGAAGGGCAAATGGCTGAACGTGGACTTCCAATGAAAGAGCTTGTTAAACGAGCTGCAATGGAAGTTTATAAAGTAGACCAAAAAGGCTACGAGAAAATGCGTAAGGCTGGTGCTGTAAAAGCAGAGGATGTTCTTCCTCGTGTTGCAGAGCTTATGTCTGAAATGGCAAATAAGAATAACGCCTTAGAGAAATCTTTAAATCAATCTCTAGTCAAGCAACAACAGTTTATGAACCGCCTAAATGATTTCGCTGAAAACATTATGACTGGTGGTTTAGATGCAATGTTAGGGAGCATCTTTGACAAACTATCAGCTCTTGTTGATATATTAAGTGAGATTACAACGGGCGCTAAAGCGTTTAAAAAATCTATAGATGATTTAACTGGTGGTAATGGTTTACTGTCAATAGCTCTAACTATCGTGCTTGGGTTGCTATTCAAGAAAAGAAAAGCAGTATCCTCTGTAACAAAGAATTTAAAAAGCTTCTCAGGTATTGCAAGAATAGTAACAGGCTTCCTTAATGGTCGAATGGGACAAGCGTTAATCACAATCACCAGAAGATTCGGTTGGGTTGGTTTAGCAATATCAGGAGCATTAACATTACTACAACAATTTGGTAAAGCAATGCAAGATCAGAAGCTTGGTAAGTGGACATGGATTGACACACTAGGGGCTAAGTTAGAGAACTTCAAATTACGTTGGGAGTTGATGACTCTTGATATGCAAGTAAATTGGATCAACTTGAAACATGCTCTAGACCCTACTTGGTGGTCTTCTGGTAAGAAAGAGACGTTTAGATATTTTGGTGATGTAAACGCTAAAAAACTTTCTTCGTCAGACATACTATCTAAGAATGCTGGTCAACAAGCGCTGAAACAACAGACCCAACAAGCTATTAAGAATGCAGAAGCTTCTCGTGGTGGTGGCAATAAATCTCCGATACCGTATGCTTCACCTAATGCGTTTGGAAAATCAATACCTAAAATCACCATTAACTCAATGACAAATGTCCATATTGATAAAGATGGAAATGTTAAAAGACAAGAAGCAACGGCTGACGTAATGCCATAATCGGAGGAAAACTTTTTGATTTACACTTTATTAAATCGAGACAAAGATGGTAATGTAAAACAGATATTTTCTTTTGAATCAGTACAATCTTTTACAGAGAGCTTGAGAGCTAGTGTGTCCTCAAGCACTGTAGAATTTGGTTTTCCAATATCTGACAATATTTCAACTGAAAACCCAACATACTCTCTAAACACGGTTGTTTCTGCATATTCACTGTTTAATCAGGAAAATGAGATTTACTGGAATGGTGAGGATTTTGTTAGTCAAAGCTCTGCTCAAGGTGACAACAATTATCACATAAAGATGAGAGATGCTTTGAAAGCTCTATGGAAGGATCGTCAGATTGTTTCTATTCTAGAAGGTGACAAAGCATCTTTCGCAAATACAGTAAGTGAGAGATATGATCAGCTTACTTCAAAGTATTACAAAGAATATGAGAATTGTGCGATAACCTCTCTTGAGATTGATACAGGCGAAAGCTCTAACGGTGTTATCTTCCTAAAGATGTCGATTGAACAAGTTGATGTGGCTTATGTTAGCTTTGGAATCTTGCAAGAAGATCAAATGCAACCTCCACTGAAAGCACATTCAAAAGTTGTAACAGATTTAGGCACTACAAAAACAACATCAACAGACGATAACTCTACAACTAAGCCTGACTCATCAAATGTTGCAGAAAAAAGTACTGACCCACAATCTGTAAAAAAACAAGTTCCTAGTGGTATTTTATCAGAGGAAAGGACACTAAAGAATGCTGTTGAAGCTAGGAAAATGGCGATTGGATTGGAAGCTACTGGGGCTAACTCAAAGTGGTATTTTGAACAGGTTGGTGATGCAACAAGAGTTGTAAGAGAAGCAGGGAGATAATTATGAGTGATTTTGACGACAACCTTTTTGATGATTTTGTCACAAACTACGTAGTTGTTCCTGTCTCAGATAATTACAATTACAAAACACGAGTTAGACTTGAGAATAACTTATTAGTGTTGGATGTTAAGTACAACCTAAGAAATAAAAGAAGAAGTTTATCTATCTCTAGTGTTGATGGTGACGTGTTGTTGCCATATACATTCTTAGATTATGGCAGACGGTGCGAATTGAATTTCAACGCTACCCAAATTGACTTAAATTATTATGTAACCTTGTTGCCAAAAAGTAAAAGCTTTGTGTATGACAAATCGTATGACTTCTTAAATTGGTCTGATAATTTTGATTTATGTTTTGTTGGAAACTCCTTTGACCTAAAAGAAAGACTTGATAAAAATATAAGAATCAGACTTGTCGGTAACTAGAATTAAACAGAAGGGATTGTAATTGGCTATTAATAAAGGTATTCAGTTTGGTAGATATGCTGAAGTAGAAGTAAAAAACTACACAACAGGTGAGATCATTACAATCCCTAACAGATTTGAAATTGATTTTGAGTTCTTCAAAACCATTGACGAAAATGAAAACGCTTCAGTTGGAACAATATCAATTAAAGGTTTAACGCAAGAAACCTATAAAAGAATGAACAGTGAAGGTGGTAGTGTAACTCTAAGATGTGGATATACAAACTCAGAGATTAAACCACTATTCATTGCCATGATCACAAGGATGTGGCAAGTTCGAGAGAATGGTACAACTACTACCAACATTAACTGTTCAGCAAACTCTCTAGAATACTTCTACAACTCATACGATGGTGGAGGTACTGGCGTAAGAACTCTTTCTGAAGTCCTACTCGATGTGTCTAAACTTGCTGGGGCAAAGTCGATGATATTCGATTTCAGCAATGTACCAAAACAGCATGTTGAAAAAGTCACTGAGTATGTTTTAAGTTTATCTGTAAACACAGATTTTGAAGGCATTATCAGAGATATAATTAAAGTAATGTGTGATGCATTCATGCTTACTAGAAAAACAGAACAACAGGAAGACGGTTCTATCGCATTTGTTTATTCGTTTACTCAAGCTGGTGTAAATTTTGCATTAAAGAAAATTACAGAAGGGTACGCTAAAGTCCCCAACCTAAGTGAACACAAGAAAGATAGGTCAGCCTTTAAATCACTCTTTGTAACACAAGAAGATAGATACAAAGATGTATACATCCTATCCAGAAATACTGGTTTAAGAAAGGTTGAAGAAGAGTATAAGATTGCAACCGCTTACGAAACTGTTGAACTCGCTGCAAATGAAGTCCAAACGGATAAGTCTAAGAATGCTATCGCTCAATCGAATGCTAAACGAAGAGAGCAAGATGCAAAAGACGCTAAACGTAAAGCTGATGGTAAGACTGTTAAAGATCGTGTTAGAAACAACAGAACGATCAAGATTAATCGAAAATATGCGAAAGTAACAGCACTATTAAACCCATCTGTAACACCTCAAGGACACGTCATAGTATCATCTCTGATAGACGAATATGATAATGTTTACCGTGTTAGGGAAGCTACATACAAAGGCAACAACAGGAAAGGTGATTGGGAAATGGTTCTATATTGCGAAGATTCTGGTGACAGATATGGAAAATTAGCAACAGACCAAGAGATTGCCCAAGCAGAACAACAAGAAGGCGTCATGTACGGTGAGCTTGGTAATCAATCTCAGGATGATAGTGGTAGCGAAGAGGTGAGTTCTGATGAGTGAAAAGCTTATTAATTTCTTAGTAAAGAATCAAATCAGAGATTTAAACTTCTCAATCCCTGCTGTTGTTGTTGGCGTTCAAAGATTGAAAGAAGGATATGCTGATGTTAAGCCTATTGTCAATCGTATCAATCCGCAAACAGGGGATACATTTGAAAGAACAACAATTAAGAATGTTCGTTTAATCTTTCCATCCAACAAATCCTCAACTATTTGCTTTCCTGTTAAACAAGGGGATCAGGTTAGGTTGGTCTTTCAGAATTGTAGCATACAAAGTTTTCTAGACGGTAATACTCAACCGCATGACCCAGTAACAAATGCTTTCTTAAATCTAAATGATGTTACAGCAGAAGTAGGTTTCCAAACAACACAAGAGAGTTGCTTTGACGCTAACAACTATGCTAACGAGTTTGACAATACAAGCTTGAACATTGTCCACAACAAAAATACTCCTCAAGAATCTAAGATTGAGATTAAGGAATCAGGAGATGTTGTTGTAAGTTCAAACTCAAATATTGAAATGAAATCAAGTGTTGTTGATATTGAATCTGAAACAGTAAATACAAACAATGCTGTAATTAATGTTGATAATGATATTGTTATTCAAGGTGTATCTTTGATTCAGTTTATCCGTTCACACACTCATAATTACACCGATGATGGGAAACCTATGGTTACTGCTCCTCCAAACTCAATCTAAAAGGGTGTTTAATATATGGATATTCTATTCAACCAATTAACAAAAGATATTTCATTCACTGATGATTTCGATTTAAACATCACAGGTGATTCTGTATCAGAAGCAACACAACGTCTTTACATTAGATTTAAAACATTTGCTAGAGATTTGGTTTGGAATGAGAGTTACGGTATTGACTTCATCAATGATGTGTTTGGTAAATCAAGACCTAAAAATACAATCGATCTTCTATTTCAAAACGAAATCGAAAAAGAAGAGATGGTGCTAGAGATAACAGATTACACATCAACTCTAGAAAACTATACATACTCATGTTTCTTTAATGTAAAGATTGCAGAAGATGTAGCCATTGAAAGATTCTATCTTCTATTAAATGAAAAAGGAATCAAAATTACAGATGAAAATAACAAATCAATACTCATAGCAATTTAAGGATAAAATTTAATGGCAGACATTTTTAATGATAGCGGAATCATTGTAGAAGGATTAGATGAAGTCCGCAGTAGCATGAAAGCAGATGCAGAAGTTAAATTTGCGGATATCCTTGATGGTAAACCTTTACGTGCTGATGATAGCTCTATTCTTGGTAGATTGTTTGCGATTACAGCGAAACCTAAAGTAGAGACTTCTGAACTTCTTCCACAAATCCTTGCTGCATTTGATGCTAACCAAGTTGAAGATCAACAAGCAGATAACCTCTTTGGACAGCTTTGGGGTATCCCTCGATTGTCACCATCTCAAGCGACAGGGTTATTAATATTATCAGGTAATGTTGGTACATTAGTTGCTAAAGGTAGTGAGGTTACAAACTATATCACTGGTGATTCATATTCTATCGACAGTGATGTCACTTTTGGTAATGTATCAGTAAATGGTGTTGTTATTCAGAACGCATTAACAGGTACTAATACATACAGAATCAACTACTCTATTGATGGGTTATTATCTGAAAGTGCGCCTATTGATATCCAAACAACAGCTACAGACACGACAGTAAGATTAGTCGCTGATAGGATTGTAGATGCAATTAACTCTCAATCTGCATACTTAACCGCTACAAGAAATAATGACAACACCGTTAAGGTTGTGATTACAGATCAGTCTAATGTTGGTACATTCACAACAACACCTAACTTATCAATCATCAAAAGCTACTCTCAAGCTTATGCTACATCTGTAACATTCAACGCTAAAGAATCTAAAGCTGGTCAAGTAACAAGCATTAAGACTTCTACTTCTGGTTGGGATAGCGTAACAAACCCTTTCTATATCTTTCCATCTGTGGGGACAGAATCAGATGAAGATTATAGATATCGTGCTAAATTACAAAAGGGTAGTGCGTCTGGTAAGTATAATTCTATCATAATGGCTCTCAAATCAGTTAGAGGGGTTACTTATGAGAATGTCGTTGCAAACACCTCTAGCAACACTACAGGAAGCGGTATAACCAACAACGGATTGAGTGTTACTGTATTAGGTGGTAATGAAGATGAAATCGCTCTAGCGTTGTTTAACAGTGTTGGAGATGGCATTGGAATGGTTGGCGATATTGTTAAACAAGTTTCTGACATTAATGGATTCCCTCATTTAGTAAGATTCTCAAGACCTAAAACAAGAGCTTTACAAATCTCTATGTCTTTGGTTGTATTCCCTGATTTCCCATCAAACGGTAAGAGCTTAATTCGACAAGCACTTGTAGATTACTTCAATAATCTAAATGTTGGTGAGGATATTTATTACTCTCGCTTATCAGACCCTATCAACTCTGTTAGAGGGTTTGCATTTAGAAATCTCAAGATTGGTTATGTTGGTGGAACTTTAGGAACAGATGATATTGTTCTTAACCACAACGAACTTGCAACATTAAGTGCTGAAGATATTATTATTGGTGGTAGTAGCTAATGAATAATACAACAATAAATTACTACAATGACTTTCTCAGTGACTCTCCATCATTGTTTGTTGAGAGTGAGAATCTAAAAAAGGTTATTGAAGTAATTCTAAATCAGTATCAAATTGATCAAGAGAAATACTTATGGTTGATTGACAATATTCTAAACTTAGAGATTGCTGAAAAATACCACTTAGATTTTATTGGTCAATTAGTAGGTCAAGATAGATTCCTTGTAAACTTTAACCAAGAGAAATATTTTGGTTTTCTTGGGAGCTATCAATCTGAAACTCTAGGTACATTATCGGATGAAAGTGTTGGTGGATACTGGAATAGTGTTGACAACTTCATCTCATCATCAGCAAGACGTTTAAATGATGAAGAATATAAACGTATTATCAAAGCAAGGATTATCTATAACAATTCTAATTGTTTAATGAATGATTTAGTTAATGTAGTAAACCTAATAACAAATAGAACAGATAATAGAATCTCTTTAGTTAAACATGGACAACTCGTTATTCAATCTAATGATGATTCAGGTTTATTAACGTATTTCTTTGACAGATTAGAGCTTGAAGATAACATTCTCCCTATAACATACGGTGTTTCAGTTTCTCTAGAATAAAATAAGGATAAAATTTAAATGGTTGGTATTGTAAGTAAGCCAGATATTAATTATGGAATTTGGGCTAGTAATGGTGATGTTGCAGTACCATCATCAGAGAAAGTTGAAATTGGGCATATCGTAGAAAAACCAAAGAAAGAGATTGTGAATTGGATTGAGAATCGTCAAGATCAATTCATGGCTTATATTAATCAAGTAGGTATTTCTGAATGGGATTCTAAAACAACATATAAAGCCAATGTATCTTTTGTCAATCGAAGTGGTGTAGTTTATAAAGCTAAATCACAAAACATTGATAAAGACCCAACACTAAATCAAGATATATGGGATATTTCTTGGGCGACATATTATGACTTCTACAACCTTAGTAACAGGGTTGATAAAATTGAGAATGAAGAAGGTTATTTAGATTTATATGTATCTAAAGCTAACCCTGTTTTCAATGTTTATACTAAAGGTGTTGGTTACGGCAATGCAAATTTAACTTCTAGTTTTAACTTTAATAATGGAAACCCGTCTGTTAAGAAAGATGATGTAATTATTGCTGAATTTAGTGGAAGTAAATCAGGAAAAGATGTTGTCACTTATGAAGATTTACAAGAATTATTAAAGATTAAGGTTGGCGATCTTTACACAACAACGATAAATGAAAATCCATCTGCTAGGTTGGGATATGGTACTTGGTCAAGGTTCGCAGAAGGCAGAACTCTTGTTGGCTTCTCTGGTAGTGTGTCAAACTCCATACCAGAATGGGTTAAGACTAATGGTTCGGAGTTTGGTGAATATACTCATAAACTTACAATTGATGAGATGCCAAGTCACACCCACGATATGAATTTCACCACTGGAAACATCGCAGGGAATGATAGACCTGCTACACAGAACACCAGTGCTACAAGATCAAACCTAGAAGTGGGTATAACTGGTGGAGGACAACCTCACAACAACGTCCAACCATCTAAAATTGTGTTCATTTGGTTACGAACATCTTAGTAGGAGAATTTCCATTGGAAGCAAATACAACAACCATTTCAATTATTAGTATTGCTAAATGGTTATTTCCATCTTTAATCGGAAGCCTCCTTGCTGTTTGGTATAAAAGAAATGATATTGATTGGAAAAATAAAACACCTTTAGAGAAATTCCTAATAAGCTTCATCGCTCTAGGAGCTATTATTATTGGTGTTGTTATCGGGGTAGCTATAGCTAACTCTATTATTGTTTATACAGGCTTATCAGAGTTTTGGTATCAATTTGGATTATACATTCTTTGCGGTTTGTCATCATTAAAAATACTAGATGCTGTTGTAAAGAATACTGACCAAGTAATATTGAAAGCTGTAGGTGGTGTATTAAGAGTCATAGACAACATTATTGATAAACTGATAGGTAAATAATATGGAATTATATATTGTTATTATTCAGGTTTGTCTATTAATTTGGACGTGCCTGATTGGGTGGTGTGAGATTAGTAGGGCTTTCTCAGATACATTTAAAAGTTCTATTGTTAGATTCACATTAGCTGTGTCTTTCATAGTGTTAGGGTTTTATGCAAAATTCTTATTACTTGCACCATACCTTGTAGTCTTTGCAGCATTTACTGTTTGTGTTTGTTTTACAGTATTGTTTATAAAACTTCTTATACACGAGCATGATAAACGTGTTCACATTCTAAATTATAGAAAAAATATTAAGGAAGAAAAATGAAGATGACATCAGGAGGGTTTTCTATTTTAAGAAAGTCCTTTGGTTCTCTAAACCAAGACCAAGTAGATAACATTAATCTTATTATTGAATACTGTAATAAACACTCTCTTGAATATAATCAAGCTGCCTACGTTTTAGCTACAGCTTGGCATGAAACAAACCAAACAATGTTACCCGTTATTGAAGCTTACTGGTTATCTGAAGAATGGCGTAGAAAGAATCTTCGATATTACCCGTGGTATGGGCGTGGCTTCGTGCAATTAACGTGGGAAGATAACTACAAACTTGCGGATAAGAAACTTGGTTTAAACGGTGAGATGTTAAAGAATCCAAGTCTTGCTCAAGTACCGAAATATGCAGCAGAGATACTTGTGTTAGGCAGTAAAGAGGGTTGGTTTACAAAAAAGAAACTTTCGGACTATATCACGAAAACAACAAAAGATTACAAGAATGCTAGACGAGTAATTAACATTCTAGATAAAGCTCAAAAGATCGCTGACGAAGCCACTATATTTGAGAAAGCACTGAGAAGTTATTAAAATAAATATTACGGAGAATTAAAGTAATGGCAGATTTACGAATTGTAGATGCCCCAGAAATCCCTACAAACAGCATAACAGGTGAAGAAAAACTCCCTACGGGTGGTAGTGGTAATTATTCCATTACTTTAGATTCTGTAGCTGATTATACAAAGACCAAAAAAGATTTAGCAGATAATACTTCTGTAGATGGTAAAGTCAATGGTGTACGTCAAGAGTTAAATGCTCACATTGAAGATTCAACCAACCCTCACCAAGTTACTAAAGGGCAGATCGGTTTAGGCAATGTTGATAACACTGCTGATGCTGATAAGCCTGTAAGTAACTCTACACAAGCTGCAATTATTAGTGCTGTTGCTCCGAAAGCAGATAAAACTTATGTTGACAATCAGCTTACACTTAAATCTGATAAAACCTATGTTGATAGTCAACTTGCACTCAAGGCTAGTCAAGTTGATGTAGATTCATCTTTATTAACTAAATCTGATAAAACTTATGTTGATGATCAGTTAGCGCTTAAAACAGATAAAACTTATACTGATAGTCAATTGGCTCTTAAAGTAGATAAAACTTATGT